CTGGGGTTTATCGCCTGTTACTTCTTTGCCTTCTACCAGTGTTGCCTTAGATTTAGGAGCATCGCCTGCCATCACAGCTGGCAAGTACTTTTCAAACGCTGAAGTTAACTTGCTAGTTTGTACACTTTCAAGTAACTCACTCATTACTGTTCTTTTCTCTCCAGTAAGCGGATTTAAAAGTTCGCTCATAATTTCTTTACGTGAAGCCATATCTTTTGCGATACGAATTTCACGGTCTTTGCTTTCTACAATCGCTTCCTTCTCTTGGATGCTCTTGCTTGCTTCTGCCAACTCTTCCTCTTTCTGCTTGACTAGTTTTAGTAGTTTTGCAGTTTCGGATTTCTCGTTGAGGTGACTTGAAGCATATTCGCTTGCGAAGGATTCAAAAATCCTGCGACCGAAATCATTTCTACGTGCTGATTCAATATCTTCCTTCAACTGGCCAATTTCGCTGTTTAGTTTTGACTTAACAACTCCTTCGACTAGTTTTGCTGATTTAGCAATGAAGTCCGACTTGACTTGCTCAAATTTTGCTTTGCTTTCACGGACAAGTTTAACTTTTGTCTCTGCTAGGTCTTTCTTGTCAGCGTGGAATTCTGCGATTTCTTTAGATAGCGCATCAACGATGAAGCTTTCTAATTTAGCAAAATTTGTCGCCACGTTTTTACGATCTTCGTGTAGCTCAGATAGTTCAGATGCTAGTTTCTGTAGGACGAATCCTTCCATCTTCTTAGTATCTTTTTCCATCTTTTTAGCATACTTGGCTTTTGCTTCAATAAGTTGATTGCGATCTTCTGCTAGTTCTGATAGCTCAGTTGCTAGTCGATCACTTACCATCTTATCTACTGCTTCAACCATAGTAGACTTGTCATGCTCATACTTTTGAGCAAATTCTTCACGAAGTTCTGCGGTGACTTGGTCACGGTTTTCTTGAATCTTGCTTTGCCAAGCAGATTCAATTTCCGATTTCATTTCCTCGGAAATCACATCATTTTCAAATAGTTGCTTAACGATATCTATCATGTGATTCTCCTACAGATCATTTAAGTCCCCTGATTATATTAACCAGGCTTTCTGCTAAGTATTTCTGTGCCTTTGGGTCGCCTTGGACTTCTTTTGCCATTCTAAATGCCTTGTCACCGCCTAATGTGTTCATTAGATGTTCATATACTGGTGTTGGATATGCGCCTGGTGCGCTTGGTTGCGCAACAACATCTACTGTAATAATTTCAAAATCCGAAACTTTACCGGATCCATCTTCAGCAACGTTACCGGAGCCCCTGCTGGAGACGCCTAATTTAACTCCACTTTGCAACATGGTTTGTACTAACTGTCCCATGGGCGTTGGTAGAATTTTCATTTTTCCGTAGCCGTTTGGACCGTCCATCCACATCTTAGTAATCATGTGACTGACACGGTCCAAATTAATGCGTAAATCCGCAGGGTGATCCACCTCTCCTAACACAGAGTATCCTCCCTCAACCTGCTCGTTAAGTGTTTTGACAGCACGAGTAATTTCGGAGATGGGGTAAACTCTCTGGTTAGCGTTCTTAATATCACCTTGGATACAAATACCGCTTAGATACAGAGATTTTTTATCACCCTCACCAGCACTTTCTTCGAGTGTCAGTTGAGCTTGGTCAAAACTCAGTGTTTCAATAAGACTGTTTCTCACCTATCGGGCTCCGATTACTTACTGCCAATAACGCTAGTAGCATCAGCGGCACCTTCACCAGCACCTGATTTCTCAGCACCGTGTCCTTTGCCGTCTTTGCTCATGCGCTCTGACTCTTTAGAACCACCAACTGTGTTGATGTTCTTAGTGTTCATTTGTTGTGGTTTGCCTGTTAGACCTGTTTCTGATCCACCGCCTTCACCGCCTTTTGCGATGTTAGAAGTTGTGCCACCCATGTCGTTTGAACCTGCTACTGGAGATGAAGTATTGTCAGCAGTTTCTGCTTTGCCCTTCTTCTCAGCACCGTGTCCGTCAACTTTTTCAACATATTCACGTACTGTTGCTAGGTCGCCAACTTCATCCATTTCTGGTGAAAAGTCATCGCCCATCTT